ATTAATGATGATGTTTTTACATCATGTTTAGATGCGGCTATTGATTTCGCTAAACATAGCGTTAATGATAGATATGCTGATTATGATTATTCTTATGTTCAGAATAATGTAACCAAGGAAGTAGTTTTCGAGGTAGGTACAAAATAATGAAAAATTTACAAACAGTAGAGCATGATTTTCCTATTTATTGGAATACCTATATCATGTATGGAGACTCATCAGGACTTGAAGATGGTGAGCAAGAAATTATTGACGAGATTTTACAAGAGCTAGAATTAACTAATTGTGTTGATATAAAAGATAACCAGTATTTTACATGGGATTCACCCTACCACATGCCTGTAGGTTATGGGGGTCAATACTGTACTTATGTCTTTTTAGAAGACTTAGGAGACTTGCAGGCACCCGCTTACAAAGACAATCTCTTAGCTCATGTCACTAAGTTGCAAGAAATCTCAAATAAATGTGTCCAATTAAATATTCCCTATCCAGATCGAGTTTTTGATGAATATTACAAAATGTAAATTTATTCTGTTACAGTAGCGGATAGCCCTTGTTTATTGGTATATTGGGTACATAAGCAAATTAGCTTTTTATTTTTGTTCTTTATCTAAAAATCAAATGTTCATTATCTACGAAATCGAGTCAACCCGAATAGTTAGCAGGCCATCAAAGTATGCCCGCATGACTCAAGACACTTTTCATACTGAGAGTGCAGCAAAGGCTTTTTTAACAAGATGGGAAAAAGGCAAGACATATTCTTGTAATTTTGACGGCCCTTTAGACCGCTCAAAATTTGCTATAGCTGATGAATATTTTTTCAAAAAAAATATTGAAAAGCAAGTTGTAAGAAAAAATCTTATGACTGGTAAAGAATACACCGAAAGGCTAAATGAGCCGTCTTGTACTAGCCCATCTAGCGAAACTTATTGGTGCATGTAAAAAGACTTGCAGAGAGAGACTTG